ATTACTTTAAATGCCCAACCACTTGCCATTTCTTCAGATGTAAATTGACATAATGATAGGTAAAACATATGTTCTACTATACTCCCTTGTTTAGGATATTTTGGATTGTCTATGTTTTTAATATCTGTATTAGACAAATAAGCACCAGCGTTAGGCCCTAAAGTTGTGGCAGGAAAACCTTTTACTATTGCCTCTATTGAAGCGATACTATTAAAAGTAATTAATGAATCAAAGTTTTCTTTTATTAGTTGATCTTGTAAAGAAAAGTTTTGTCTATCACCTCTACTTGGTTTTGGTCTTAATACAATCTCTCTGTTTGTGTATTTTTTTGACTCTTTTAAAAATTTTTCAGTCCATTCAGCAGCGTCACCACCAAAATGATTAAATACTTTTTGACTAGGTGGTACTAATAATATTCTGTTTGTTCTTGCTCGTCTAACATATTCCTGATTTGCTCTAAAACCTAAACCCATATGATCAAATCTCTGGTCAAAAATATGTTGTTCTTTGTGATGAAAGGTCCTAGGCATTGCTTTTGTAGGATCTTTTTTATATTTTACACCCCACGTAAGACCAAATAGTTTTTTATAAATTTCAGAACCAGATATATGATTTAAAGTTTGTAAATTATTTTTAGAAATTCTATGCCATTTTTTAGTATGAAAGTTACCAAAATAACCTGTATCAATATAATAAAAGTCTATATCTTTTTCTATACACTTATGAATAAGTGGTGATTTACCAAGACCTCTAAAAATACAAGGTGATTTATCTTTATCAAAATCTAGTCTTTCAGTTCTAGTATATTCACAATCAGTTATACCTTGAGCACAAGCGGCTATGTAAGGGTCTGTTCTATTTTTACCTTTTCTTTCTCTTTCGTCTGCTTTATCGGTTGCCCAATCTACTGCTCTAATCATTTTTGCCTTTCTAAAAATTTTCTAAAGTAATCGCCTTTTTCTATTTGTGCTAAAGTCCAATGACTTTCTCCAAGGCCGTGTAGAAATTTATCTCTATCTAAATCGTAATTAGGGTTTTCAATATCTTCTAATTTACCAGCGTTCATAGGTGTTAGATAACCTGTCGGGTGAGTTACAAACAATGCCTTACCCTCTATGATTGCTGGCGCACCAGATGAAGATGTAAACACCACAACAGCATAACTATCTTTCACCTCCTCTATCAAATTAGGATAATTATTTCCAGGTGAGTGAATATCAAAATCTTTTATATCGTTCTTTGCTGAATATAATTTTTTAATATCTTCTTCCGCTGTAGGGTGGCCCATACCACTATGAGTTCTTACAACAATATATCTATCTGTATATTTTCTTAATGTCTTTGCCGTCTCTATGGCCCAATCAGCAGCGTTTACACCGTGACCTGAATAACCACCCTCACCTCTATTACAACATATATAAATTTTTTTACCTGTTTTTGTATATGGTCTTACATCTATTCCACAGGTGTTTCTCATATTTTCCCATTTATCAGATTTAGGATTATCATTAAAATAATTTGTCTCATTAGGAAAAACTTTACCGTAAGCAATTCTAACAAATGAATTATTTAAATGTTGTCTTACTTTTTCATAAGAGTTTAAAACATTACTATCAAAATACCAAATTTTACCATCTGGTTCATATCTTTCTATAAGTTTCATTCTTAAATGTAAGCCAACTCTGGCTGCTTTTTTAGGATATGTTCTCTGATAGTTAAAACAAAATACGTGAGAGTATCCGTTTTTAACTGAGCTTTCTGGTACTAACTCTGCTCGCCAATTATCATTAGCTACTTGACCTACACCTTTAGCAAAGGCCTTAACTAAATCTGCTTTATAACCAGCCGCTGTGGTTGTTTGTGTATAAACGCCTATCGTATTCATTATAAATCTATTTGAGTTGATTCTTTAAAGGTATCAAACCATTCATCAGCATAATGACAATCTTTATAGTTTTTAAAATAAGGGCCGCCCTCTGTATAATGTACTAACTTAGCATTCTTACTATACTCATATTCACCAACTAAATGATTCCATTCTACACCTAAATTACCAATTAAATCTTCACTTTCTAGCCACTTAAATTGATGTAGTTCTAAACCTGTGGCACTATTCACATAATCAGGTGATAGTGCTGTACACTTAGCGTTATTAAATATCATCATACTAGACCAGTTCTTTTTAGGATATGGTGTTTGTGGTTGATTCATAAATTTAATTGTGCTAGTAGGTGTATAATCGTGTTGTACACATTGTACAGCATATTTGGTAGTTCTCTGTCGCCATAGTTCAGTAATGTTAGCTCTCGATAACATATCACAATCCATAAAGATGGCGTGACCAGAATAATTACAAAGATAAGGTACAAGAAATCTACTAAAGGCAAACTCGGTAGATTGTATCTTTAATCTTTCTCTAACAAATATATCTTTTATATTTTCTAATCTAATTGGTGTGATAGAGATAGGTTGTGTAGAGTGTTTTAACAAACTATGAGATAGTGTACTAAAAGCCACCTTTTCGTTGTTATCATATCCTACAAATATTCTAATCATTATATATCTGTTCTTACAATGTGTTTTCTTAATTCTTTAACAAAAAATTCTATCTTATCAATTTGAGCAATCATATCTTTGTCTGTAATATATTTTGTTCTTTCTTTTAGTCTATCATATTCTTTTAAACTAATTTGAACCATAGGACTTAAATCTCTTGTGCTCTCGTTTTCATAAGTTCTATCGTGTTCGTGTGTAGTGTCTTCAGGTACAGTTGGTTCAGTATCGTATGTAGCACCGTTCTCATCTGTATATTTGTCTTCGCCGTCTAAATACAAGTTTGTCATTTAAATCTCCTTCATTACTTGTTTACTAATTGACCTTGTGATTTTCTTTCTATGTCATTGTGGTCAAATTCTGCCCAATATAACTCAAATGCTACACCGTCTTCTAGTCCTATAAATTGATGATACAAACCAGGTTTGACTTGCATAAAGTCTCCTGTGTTTAATATAGTTTCATCAACTAGACCCTCTTGTTTGCCTTCTTGCCATACTTTAACCATCATCTTACCTGACTCTACAAAGAAACCATTCCATTTAAATTTATGTTTGTGTATTGAACACGCTACATCTTTTTTGTATTGTATTCTGTGAAACTCTAATACTCCGTTAGCGTGTATTAGTTCAGTTTGCCCCCAAATTTTTCCTGCTTTCATTTTAACATTACTCCTGCGTCTTTTCTTCTTTTACCTTTTAAGTGGTCACAATACTCAGCCATATATGTGTTAGGCCAAGGATTACCAACTTTGTCAATAGTAGGTGCTAGATTGTGAGTTTTTATACCGTGTAGATATTTTTTTCTTACACAATCCCATACATAACTATCGTGCCATTCTCGTTCTTTGAATAACAAATCTTTTGTATAATACCTTCTTAAATTATATATAAAACTTTTTGTAATAGGTTCCTTTAAATTATAACCTACAAAACCACATTCACTATAATAACTTGGTCTATCTATAAACGATACAGCACAACCCTCTGGTAAAAGCTTTCTGATTACCTCTTTCTCTGTTATAGTTTTCTTAAATATAATATCAGCGTCAGCCCAAAACACATAGTCATAATCACAATCAAGCATTAAGTGTGTCTTAGCAAAAATCTTATAGGCAAATCGTATGGCGTCCATCTTATAGTCTGTTGTAGTTTCTTTATGTTTTTCATATTGACTATCTACATTTTTTGGTGAGTTTCTATCAATAAACTCTTGTAATTCTGGATTGTATTTGTGTATGTCTCTAAAGAAGATACCCTCTTTTGCTGGATGCCAACCCTCGTGGTAAACATATAGATCAAATGGCCAATTATATGACTCAATAAAATTATGAGCATAATAATCGTATAGTCGTTTGTTAAATGTTGTTACTAATGCTATTTTCAAAACCTGCCCTCATTATATAATAACTATCAACAATATCGGTGATAGGGTTGTTAAGTGTTTGTTGATCAAGTGCTTTCATTAAATCAACGCCTTGTGTTCTTGTAAATGTCTCATACATCTTTTGTTTGTCAGCATTACCTTTGCCTGTTGCCAGTTTTTTGACAACGCTAGGTACAACTGTTTTACAAGTAAATTTATTTTGTAATCTATATTTAAGAATACCACCGTTCTCAGCGATTTGAAATACTGCCTGGCCTTTTGAACCATAGGAATATCCCTCAATGAATATATGTTTGTTTTTTTGTTTTTTATGAAGTGTGTCAAGTATATGTAATACCCAACTAGATAAGTTTGAAAATCTTTCAATAGGACTTTTATATTCTTTATGTTCATAACCAATAACATTCTCTAACATCTTACCAATATATTTCTTTTTACTTGTTAGATAGTAAAAATAACAATCACTAAACGCTGTGCCACCATTTGTTGATATACAAACGGCAGGACTGTTTAAACTATAATCAATTCCAACTATCGTCTTCGTCTTTGTTAATCCACTGGACATCATCTTCCTCATTATCTACTTCATATCCACAAAAGGGACAAGTAAACGGTTGTAAGTCTTGTTCTTCAACATCCCATATTATGGTATATTTAGTTTCGCAAGAGGAACAGGTTTTTTCTACTTTGTTTGCCATTATAGTTTAAAAGTTTTAAATTGATCTTTCTTTACATCTTGTTTTATTCCACCAATAACATATGATTCTATTTCTGTTTCTTGTGGAGCATTTTGTGTTGACCTACTATTCAACCAATGATCTGTCCAAGGTAATGGATTTGTTTTTTGATCATAAGCAGGTGTTAATTGTATGCCTTTCATTCTTCTATTGGCAGTATATTCTACAAATTGATGTAATAATTTTTCTGATAAACCTATCATTGAACCTTTACTAAACAAGTAAGTTGCCCAACGTTTCTCTTCCTGAACAGCGTCATCATACATTTTATAAACTTCTTTTTCTGTTTCTTTTATAATCTTTGTGAAGTCACTATCTTTTTCATAATCTTTCCAATTATTAATTATTCTTTGAGACATTGCTAAATGTTGACTTTCATCTCTAGCAATAAAAGATATAATCTTTGCTGAACCCTCTAGTTTCTTTAATTCGCCAAAGGCAAACGAACAAGCAAATGAAACATAAAATCTTAAACCCTCTAGTATGTTTACTGATACCATAGCTAAATATAATTTCTTTTTAAGTTCATACATATCAACTTTAGACTTATCTATTGTCCATTGATAACCCATTTTAATTAAATCATCATAGGTCTTTGTAACACTTTCTGCTCTTTTTTCAATCTTTTCATCTTGTATAATAGTATCAAATACTTCACCTGGTTGTGAGTATAAGTTTTTAATAATGTATGTATAACTTCTACTATGAATTGTTTCCATAAAGTCCCAAGTAATAATAGCACCCTCTAATTCTGGTAAAGATACAAAAGGTAAAAATGCTAAACAAGGGCCTCTACCTTGTACACTATCTAACATAGTTTGATACTTTAAGTTAGATGTAAATATAAATTTTTGTTCTTCTCTTAATTCTAGGTAATCGTTTCTGTCTTTTTGTAAAGACACTTCTTCAGGT